ATGAGAGATATTGAGAAAGAAATTATCGATTTTATCGTTCAGAAATATAACACTAAAAAGTACTTTCTCTGTGGGCCAAAGCGAATCATCACGCTTGATACCAGTATTAGGGATGATCTTAAACTCGTTTTTGAAGATAGTGAAGAACTTCTACAAAAGTACTTCAAGCGTTGGAATGTAGATTCAGAAGGATTTGACATACTCAACTATCTGAATCCAGAGTACTTTGGAAGTAAAGAGCCTGATCCGCGTAAGCCACTAACGGTTGGTATGCTCCTTGAAAGTGCTAAGCTGGGCGTTGGTTATATAGTTGAAGAATAAAGTTATCATATTTTTAAATACCCCTTATTTGGGCTGAATCGCCACGGATAACCTGGACACTTCTGAGTCGTAGGTAGATCTTTTTCTTTATCCGCTCACGCTTCAGTAGCTGGAAAAAGCTTTCTGCAACCGCATTATGACAGTTGCCACGACGGCTCATACTGCCCTCCAGTCCGTGCGATTTCAGCCATTCATAGCGGGTGTACTGACTACCCTGATCAGACTGAACCAGCACCTGTTTTTGGGGATGACGTCGCCACACGGCCATCAGAAGCGCATTCAGAACAATGTCTTTTGTCATTCGTGGTTGCATTGACCAACCGATAACTTTGCACGAGAACAAATCAACGACCACGGCAAGATACAACCAACCTTCGTGGGTTCGTAATTACGTCAAATTTGTCGCCAGGAGCTGTGCGCTACACAGAAAACTCATCTATGCACATAAATAAAAACCCTCTGCAAAAACAGAGGGTTAAATTCACCTTTACCTGTTCATGAAAACACAGGAAGGATTATCGGTTATTCCCACTCAATTATTTACGGCAAACATAACTAATTGACTGGTAACAACTTTCCTGAAACCGATTTTTACCGTACCGTTTTATATACCGTCACTGGAAATCAGTACCATGAAAAACGCCATGTCACCTGATCAGCGAATCGTACTGCTTTTCACAGACTCTTCCGGCTTCTGCTGCCCGATCAGCGTACTCTGCCAGTTGTCGGTTTCGCTCGAGAGATTTGCTGAGCACGTCGGCAAGCAAAACTCCGGTGTCTGCGGCTGACGACCCAGTGCCGACAGTGGCGTTATACTGCCTGAGCTGCTCACGGATGGCAACGAGTTGTTGCTGCAACCTGCCAGCGCGAGCGGCAGCATCAAGAGCATCATTGCGCGCCTGGTCGATCCTCTGCTGCGCTTCACGTTCATTGCTCGCTTTCTCCTGTTCTTTCTGCAAACGCAATTTTGCGTCGGCCTCTTTCTGATCTGCCTTAGCCTGTGCATACCCTGCGGCGTACTGCCGGTCACCGTGAACATTCCAGGCAATCACCGCAGTAATAACCAGAGCAGCAAGCATCGCCACTATAAGCAACTGTTTCCAGTACGCTTTAACGAATGCCCAGATCATAACAACGCCTTACGAGCAGCACCGTAACGCGCCCGCCTGTCGTCGATACCGTTCTGACCACCGTTAATGATCTGTGTGACGCGCACTAGGTCTCCGGTGTACTTCATGCAACCTTTACTGGCGAAAAACCACGCCGCGCTTCTGGCAGCGTATTCATCCTGCGCCAGCAGTTCAGGCTGCGCTACCAGATCAACCTTCAGGCCGTTACCGCAATCCCGGTAGTTGTTCAGACCGGTGATCTGAATAAGCCCGCGCCCACGGTAATTCCATCCGTCGCCAGGTCCGTTGTTGCCCATGCGCTTGCTGTACACCAGATTAGCGATCGCACGCTGGCGTTCCAGAGGAAGGGATTTCTCATATGTTTTGCGGCCAAGCGCATTAGCCTGGTCTGGAGTGATACGCCCGGCACGAATAAAACCTGACAGTCCCGATACGCTGTAGTTGAAGTTTTCCTGCAACCGGGTAAAGCCTCCGGACTCATGACCGACCTGCGCAATAAACATCGCCTGATCATCAGGTTTAGTAATACAAAACTCATTCATTGCTACGTTGATATGTGGATACCAGCGCGTGGCCAGTTGTTCAGAAATACCGGCTGCGCGCCGGAACTGGTTAATGTCCATGTTGAGACCTCGATATTTTGAATATCTGCACGACGTTACCGCGCGTCTTCAGAACGGCGGCAAGCATGACAGCATTGATGATGACCTCTGATAAATCAGCAGCCATTGGTGTGTGATACCAGATTGCATATGCGGCGCGGACGGGGATGCTGGCTGATGCCACGATAAGGAAGTAGGCTATCCACCCACCCCACCGGCGGTGTTGCGATCCATTACGCCGGAAGGTTCCGACGCGTATTGCTATCGCAGAACAGATAAGCGCATTGGCAATGAGTAAAAGCAGCTCATGAGTTGTCATCGTCTTTTCTCCCCGGGATTAAATCGCGTGGATTGTCTGAACGGTGATAGAGCCAGATACCAATACGTACTGCGACGATTGCCGACACGAACGCGCCAGCAGAGAAGACGATCCCTTTCTCGAAAGAGTCCTGCGTGATAGTTGGGATCAGGCTGGCTACGCCGATAAGGATTGATGCAGTTGGTTTGTAGAAGAGAAGCCCGCAGAGAAAGCTGAGCATCGACAGAAGAACCCGGCGGCGTATTGGATACTCAACGGCAGAGGTAATAAATATTACCGCACCTGATAAAGCACCAAGAGCCACCTCAGGCGGCACCCCTGCGATAACCGCAGCCAGAGAACCCATACTAAGCCACTGATTTAAAGACTCACTGGTTAGCTGAGCTGACATAGCAACCACCGTTTACTGTGCATAATGAACCCCCTTAGTTGGTGAGTTCATCATACACAATAAACCATATACGGATCGAATTACCTATAAAACGCCAGATAAATTTACCCAATGGGTAATTTATTTGAATAAATATTGCCCTGAGAAATATATTGTTCCACCGGTAGGAATTGATGCAAATCCTGCCACATATAGCTGCCCGGATGTCGTAACATAACACTCAACAGGAACCATTACGCTTCCTGCGCTAACTCCCCATGCTGGAATTGGTGTCTGCTTTAACGGCTGGCATACTGAAATAATATTATATGCAGCGGCAGAAGATCCCCTTGTTAATGAACCTGTTATATTGACAGTCTTACCTGTGACATTCATATCGAATGCACCTGTATCAGCCCATCCGTTAATTGGGCTTCCATTTTTAGCCGTTGGCATTCCTGAAAAAAGTACCGTACCATTTACATAACCATGAACAAGAGAAGCATCAAATCCTAACCCACCAAGGTAATCAACCCCGGCTTCTCCATTCTCGTTCGCGAAAAGTACACCGTGGCTTAAACTGTTACCACCGAGTGCATAACCACTTTTTGTGTTACCTTTTGAAGATCCGGTTCCTATATTTATCTCAGCGGAATCTGGATGAACACGAATACCACCAGAAGCTCCACTAATCCTGTGCTCACCGATAGTCCAACCAACACATTTATTATCAATGGTTAATGAATAATAGTTCCCATAGACATTGAATGCAGAGTATCTACCAATGCTGACGTTTGTTATGAAGCCTGTATTGGCATCAGACGGTATCAATCCCCATGATGCGTTCTGTACAATTAATTCTCCAATACCAATTTTGTCGATTGTTACGTTATCATGAGCGTCATAAATTCCGCCCATAGTTACGTCAGGCCAGCCAGAGTTGTCATAAAGGCCAACTGTGATTCTTTCCATGTAGTTACTGGCACAAGCGCCACCAGAATCTGACTTGAAGATAAAAGCATCACCGTACTGTCCGTAACAATTGGCAACACCACCCTGCAAACCCTGGCATTTAACTGTAAGACCATGAAAACCGCCGATACATTCCACGTACCCTAATTTAACACCTGACAACTGTTCAAGCAGGAGACTGTGAGTACCCGGTTTTAATGGGTCTGTAACAGTGTTAAGAATTTTCACGTTATGTATTTCAATGTTTGCATTTGCACCAACACCGTAATGTTGCAGGCCATCTTCATAAGTAACCGTCGGATAAACGTTTTGAGAAACATAATCACCAACGTCAATACCGAAGTTGAATGTCTTAAACCCTCTGGCCTGATTTTTAATTGTTCCTTGAAGAATGGTACCAGTGCCATCTATAAGATATCGTTTATCAGATGATAATTGCGGCATTCCGGCCCCAACGATAGTAATATTCTCAACGGTATTTCTGTTGACACCATATAACCCAGTAATGTTATACGTTTTCTTACCCAACCAGAAAACACTACCAGGTGTTGCTGCTGTTAGTGCTGCTTTTAAATCACCATTATAAGGTGCGTTATCAACAACAACGAACTTAACAGGGAGGCTATAATGCTCAGCAAGGCCACCAATATAAGTGTATCCATATGGCTTTGCCAACTCGATCAAAACATCAGCAGCAGATCCTGACTCAGGCAGAACCATTAAAGGGTTTCCAGAATCGTCCATTGCTACAATTTTATTTTTTCGCTGATCGATATCAGGCAAAGATATTATTGGCTCAGGAGTTCTAAGAGTCCGGCTTAAATTTGTGTTAGAGAGGCTATCTACATAGCTTTTTGTTGCTGCATCCTGAGGGTGCGATGGATCACGAAGATTACGAATGTAGTTGTTCAGCGCGTCATAGTAATTAGCCACGAATGAAGGTTTACGTAAAGCCAGACGAAGCCAGCTAAACGCCTGCTGTATCAGCATTGTCAATTTATCAAATGCATCCTCATGGACTTCGGCGAAGAACTTCCCCTGGTTGCGAAGGTCAGTATCCTGCGTAACTGGCAATTCCCTGGAAATTGAAATCTGGTAACCATTAGGAAGAGGATTTGCCAGAATTACATTACCTCCGGTGTACCCTCCAGCGCCGCTAACAGTGTAATCGGTGTCAAGAACCAACTCTGTAATGCTTTCATTCAGGTCAGATACCTGCACCATCAGATCTGACTTTTTAAAAATTCTGAATGTATAAGGGAATGAAGTGGTGACACCATTTCCCATGTATTCGTTGTGGTCGACTTCGGTTGAGACCGTCATGTCAAATCTCCAGATAGTCGCAGCACCCGGCGCGCCGCACTACTGGTCATTCTATTACCCATTCAACCACATATGAATCGAATGAGTGGTAACCACTTGCTTTATTACCTTTTAGGTAATTCTCAATGCGCGCTGGATAGTGAGTAAAACATTTGATACTGTATATATATACAGTGAACGTATGGAGAATGGTTAATGCAACAGCGGTATCACCACCCACTGGAAGATGGATTTTATGAAAGAGTACACACGCCGGGAGGCGTCATATCCTTGGTGGAGAACTCGCATCTGATGAAGTTACTGCGGGAACTCGATAAAGATGGCTTCAATGTTGATGGGCCACTGGCTGAACTGGTTGCGCTTGTGAATTACGTCACAAGTTCTCAAATGACCATGCAGGATCTGCAAACGCATCTCGATTACTGTGCTGAACAGTTACGGAAACAATCCACATAAAGAAAAGGCCGCGAAAGCGGCCATTTTATTAGATGTAACGTTCTTTAATGCACCAGCCTTCTGACTGGCTCAATTTAGGCTCCGCCTTTGCAGCTAAATATCCCATCCATCCCTTACGTTTATCGCCCAAAGTCTTTGCCATTTCTTCTGAGTACTGAGACGGAACCCAGATAACAAGGTCTCCTTTAGTTAAAGGAGTTGTACCTTCATCTGATTTATTTTTCATGAAAATAGCTGGCACAATAAACCCGCCATCATCAGAAGAAATCTTCACTGCATAAAGGGCGTTACCATCTTCATCTGGTTCCTGATCAGTGATAACCAGGGCAAGAAGCCCCTGCCTTTCAGCAATATCAGTTGTGCAATATTTACATGCATAATCAAATGCTGACTCATTATCTTTAAAATAAAGGTCATTGTTTCCGTTCATCACCTTATTCCCCTCAGAATTAAGGCCGATCTCTCGGCCTTATTAATATTAAAACTCACTTGCCTGCTTGAGAATATACTGCGTACTCGTTGTAATGTCGCCAATACAGCGCCTTACACCTTTCACATAACAAAAAAGAGTTGTCAATTCCGCGAATGCACCTTCAACATCATGCCCATCCTTGTCCATTTGGCGAAGCAAGTTCATCAACAGTGAGTGCTCTGTCAGACCAGCAACGCCTTCAGGTGAATGAATCAGTTCATGATAGCCAGGCTTAAGCGCGACCTCATACCGCTTCGTATTATTTTTTACTACGCCACGGATTGCAGCGACTACCTCTGCGCTCAATTTTTCTTCTACAAGAAGGGATTCTCTTGCAGTGATCAACTCACCTTCCAGAGGAATCCGGGCGACGAGGGAAACGGCTTCATTGAACTGCCCGGCATCAATATTTTTATATGAAACTCCGAAGTGTGATTTTAGCGCAGACCACATAGTAATAATGGCTTTTGCTTGCTTATCTTTTGGAAGAGCCTGGCCGCGAGACATAACCATTTCTTTAATGGCGAACTGCTGATCGGCGGTGATTTTACCCGGTTGAGTCTTCACAGCTTTGCGCGGGTTAACCACCTGGCCCTTTGTCCAGTATTCATAGAGCACATCGTCACATTCATCCTGGTACTGGATCACGCGATCGCGGATTTCAGGCTTAACCTTGTTTGGGCTGATGGTGTTGAGCCAGGCTGCCAGTTTGCGGAGGGCGAGGCAGATCATTGATTGCGCACCACCCACGGAAGGTATAACCATTTCGGTGATACCTTTCTTGAAGCGCTCACTTAGCTTGCGATGCTGGGTTTGCCATGCCAATCCCATGCCTTCAACAATAGGCTTCATTGGTACATACGGCTCGCCGTTGTGGTTGACGACGTAGAGGCTTGCACCATGGAAAGGCACATTGATTGTACGATCTGCAATTGCTAAACTTGTCATGTCAATATTTCCTATGCTGGTTTGTTGATACTGAAGCCTGACGGTCTGGCCACCGTTGGGCTTCGCTGTTTTTACTGCGCATGATCCATCTTCTCTCTGAACTTCAAAGCCCACACAAGAGCCTGAACTAAAGCTGAGTTTTCAGACAACCCCTCTTCTTTTGCGATTTTCTTAAACGCTTCTTTTACCTGCTGTGGGTAACGAAGGGTCAGTTTTGCGTCGTTCTTATGCATTTCTATATTTCCTCTTTGGTTGATAGCATCACTTTGATGTCATGACATCATTATGATGCCATTGTTGGTGATGTCAATATGATGCTACTGTATCTTTATTAAAATTTGTGGCGCATGAAAATGACAGAAAAAGATAACCATGCTTTTATAGAGCGATTCACTGTACGTTTCCCTGATGGTATGCGTGACGCCGTCGCTGAGCGAGCCAAAAGCAACGGGCGATCCATGAACTCAGAGATCGTGCAGATAATTGAGGATGCGCTTTCTGGTGCCCCGGCTGTCGCCATTGGCAGCCACAAGGAACTGGTTGAACGTTACCGGGCGCTGGTGAAATCACTCCCTGATGATGGCAACAGTGAGGAGTGGCAGAAGGAATTTGATAAACTTACTATCGCGATCGTGGATGCGATGACACCGCTGGTGCTCTTAAGATCAGAGCTTGTGAAGCTATTAGAAAAACGCGGAAAAAGTTAGTTCCATGGGGGAGCTATGAGGTATTTAACATTTATATTGCTTTTGATTTCAGGGTTTTCTTTCGCAGATGTTAGATGCACACCTAACATAACTAATTTTAATGTTTGCGAAAAGGCAAGTCAGATAGTGAAAGAGGTTGGCCCTATGCTTCCAATGGAGTTATCTGAAGGGGTGAGCATGTATGCTATTGACTCATCAGTTAACAAAATCGTTGCCAAAGTCAGAATCGCGATGACGGAAGAGCAAATGGATTATTTCGCCAAGAAGAATCATATCACCCAGGGCGTTGTTAAAGATCGGATGTCAGATCAAGTCAAGATGGCGGTTTGCACTAAAAACAACCCATTACGCTCTTTCGTAAGGCTGGGTGGAGAAATGCAATATACATATTTCTATCCTTCAGGAAGCGAATACACCACCATAAACATAACCTCGTGCACATAACGCTCCATGCTTCAAGACTCACGCGCAGTACATCAACAGCATGACTGGTAAGTTCTGATGACGATGGCGCATGGACGCGCCTACAATTATCAATAATTGTTTACACTCATTGTTGTTCAAAGCATTATACTGATGCTTGAAATTACCTTTCAGGTAAAGATGATTAGTCGAGGTGTATATGAGCAGAAGATATAGCAAAGAACTGGCTTTAGAGTCAGGAACCCCTTTGGGTATCGCTCCTCGCTCTGACTATTCCAGAGTTGTAACCCATGACTCTGCTGGTAGGATTATCTCTCGAGACATGAAGGCCGTAGGCGACGATATCAGACGCTCTGAAGGCCGTGTTTATGCAGATTACATTGTAAAAGGCGGGAAAAAGATCCCGGCACCAAAAGGCGGGAAGTGGGTAATAACAACATCAGGGAACGTCTCAGATGCAAGAGGAAAACCAGAAGCTAAAAGCGTATCTTTCGACAGATATGCAAAACTCTACTGGGCAACCAAGGGATAGCGATGATAGTGAGTTTGAGGAAGTGGATGAAGATCTCAGTAAGGAGATCATTCAACACCCTGATGCCTTTACAAGAGTTCTTGATCGTCCTGAAATTCAGGAGATAGTTGTCGCTCACCATGCGTTTCAGGGGCCACTTCCTCCACCATATCTTCTTCGTGGGTATCAGGATATTTTACCTGATGCACCTGAACGCATCTTCCAGTTGACAGAAAAGGAATTTTCTCACCGTCAAAAAATGGAAGAAAAAGCACTTGATGGTGCCATCAACAGAGATAAACGAGGCCAGTTATACGGGCTTGGTGCAACTATTTTTACAGTAGCTTGCGCAACCTTGTTAGGTTTAACAGGCCATGAAGTTCTGGCAGGAACAGTGATCGGTACGGTTGTTGCGGTAGCTGGTATTTTTGTTCTCAGACAAAAACCAAGCTTAAAGAAGAAAACTGAAGATAAAACACCAGAAGAAGAGTAAGCCCGCGTCGCGGGCTTTTTTGTGGGTGCAGTTGCCTTTGTGACATGTCACGCTATTTCATGCCTGGATCTACTTGGTTTATCAACGGCGCGATCCAGAACAGATTGTTGCCAGGAAGAAGTGTACGCACATTATGCAGCACCCGGTCTCCTGCATCACCGTTAAGCACCCCAGCGGTAACATCTGTAATGGTGTCGAGAAGGCCAAATGTAGGGCCAAGTGCAGATCCGATAAATCCGCGGCTGGCGTATCTCGACTGTGTACCAGTACCGAGCAGCGCGCCAAGCCCAATCATCCCGCCCGTGGCCTTCTCCGCCATGTTGTTGTATTCCATCAGCGGACCGAGAATACCGGAGCGATCAATGCCTTCAATCACCAGTTTTTGCGGTGTCCAGTCAACTTCTTTACCATTCGCAGCCTGCTTAAGTGCATATGTAAGCGCTCCTAATGCAATCTGAAATGCGGTACCGTAATAAAACTGCCCAGTACCTTCCTGCAGACCACCCAGCGTTGCGCGGTTATAAGACGCCGTAGCGAAAGATTTAAACTGGAAGATCGTCTTACCCAGCGGCGTACTGGCCCACAGGGGGGTATCACCGATACCTGGTGTGATAACGGTGTTGTTAACGTCCTTCAGTACCGCCGACTGGAAGACACCAGCAACGTGTTGATCGTCCCATTTTTCAAAATTTCCAATATGCCAGCCGTCGATAACTTCGCCATGCTTTTCGAACTCACTGCGGATACGTGCGGCCATATTGTCGTTAATTCCTAGCTTCGCCAGACGGCGACCTGCAAAAGCACCGGAGAGAATACCGTCTGACGTGATCATGCCGTTTACTGATTTGTTCATATCATCGAAGTGGCCCATCATAGTGAGCTTTCCGAACGCATCGGTAACACGCTCCATGCCAGCTTCCACTGCCGTAGTACGTGCAGAACTATCCACCAAGTCGCCCATGGTGCGTGCGCGGGTGTGCAGGATGGTTTCCAGCCCGACGGCCATTTTTAACTGTTCGGCTCGGCTGGCCTTGAATGCAGGAGATCTGGTAATCAGTGAAGAGTAACCGCGCATGGTATTGCTAAATCCGTTAACCATCACACCGCGTGCGAGGTCTGGAATTGCCGAAACAGTCATGCCGCCGAGCTTAGTCACAAAGTTAGCGCTACGCAGGAACGCACCAGCGCGCACGAAAAATGATGACGGGTCGTCAGGCATGCCGTAGGTACCCGCCAGGCGGTCGCGCAGCGCCGTGATATCACGGATATCGTTCTCACGTGCTTTCGCCAGCTTCGCCTGTTCAGCAGGGCGCTCACGCATCAACGCATCGTATTCGTCCTGAATATCCTTAAGCTGCTTCTCCAGTGATTTATTGCCAAATGCGCGCGTCAACTCAACCTCTGCCGATGCCTCGCGAATATGACGCTGAAGCACATAATTAGCATCGCTCTCCAGATAATCTTTCATCAGGCGATCTGGAACGCTCAATGTACGCGCCCTGGTGCTGCCGGCCGCTTTCACCATAAAGACGTTTGCAAAATCCTGAGGTATTTTTGCACCGGTAATTCTATTGATCGTGGTATCAGCAGCGATCTCTGCCTCTTCTCGGGACATTGTTTTTTCGCCACGTGACCACCAGTCGACCAGCATGTCACGAAATTTATCTCGTTCGTTGGCGATCTTTCCTACTTTGTAAACGCGAGGGAAATAACTCTCCTGGCCGATGGCTTTAAGCTCATCGTCAGGTGGTAGCAGGCCCAGCTTTTGCTGCGCCACTTTCACCCTGTTCACAACGGTACGCATTGCCTGCGCCGCCTCCTGCACAACCGGGTTAGCATGCACATCACCACTGCGCATTGCGTTGCCTACTTCCTCACGGAACTGTGAAAAGCTCAGATCGCCACCAGCGGCTTTATACTGGCCGTAAGCCTGCTTATTCGCTACAACGACCGCCGCCTCTTCCCTGCGCCACCCACGAACGCGGGTTTCTGCGGCGACAGGCGTCTCAATGCCGCGCGCGTTGCCCTGCAAGGTGTAGTTATTTTCCGCCAACTCCAGAGCAGTACGGCGGGAGGTTTTCGACGGTGACTCCATCAGGCGGGTAAACGGTGTCAGATAACTGCCAGCCTTGCGCGCAAGTTTACCGACCGGACCGCCAGTTGCCGGGGTCAGATCCTCAAGTGTGGCCTCATTGATTCTGGCCGCCCCAACGCTACCCCCCTCAGGAAGGGAAGCTGCTGCCGTGTCCGTTGCTGATGTGATGCTCATGTTATCGAGTGCATCAGCCACTTCGCGCGTTGCCGCAGTACGGACAGATGGTGTCAGCGCAGTTCCGGCGGCTGCAAATACGCCGCTCATCAACGCACCGGCGGCGACGTGTGCTGCACTTTCACCCCAAGTTCGGGTTATCTGCTGATTATTCAGCGCAATCTCGCTGGCCGCTGTTGCTGCCGCGCCGATTGCTGCCTGTGATGCTATGCGGGCCACTGCGCCGCCCTGTGCGCCAGGGATAAACATCGAAGCGACAGTGACAGGATCGACCACTCCTGCGGCAATACTGGCAAGAACACCTTCACTACCAGCTTCTGAAAGTACCCGTCGGTCTTCGTTTTCGTCGTCAATCTGCTGTTTCAGCCAGGCGGTTTCTTCCGGCGAGCGGGAATCAGCAAAAGCAGATCCCCATTGCTCATATCCATGAATCTCGCTTTTGTCTGTGTAGGGGTTATATCCATCGACTGGCTCAAACTGTTTCGCTGGTCGGAACATCTCGGCCAGCAAGTTATTTTGTCGGAATGCCGCGCCCCATACTGACGGCTCTGGCTGCTGCGGTTCCGGGTTGGTTCCTTCAGGCAAAGGGACATCAAACCCGGTTGGCGCTGGCAGGACACTGCCAGCAGGAGTAAATCCGTTGCTCATTTCTTCTGACGAGGAATACACAGGCATTATTCATTACTCCATGAGAAGTAGTTTTTAAAGCGATTAACACGGTCATCGTGGAACCTGCGATACTGTTCATCAATCGCACGGTGCTTGTCTTTAAAGCCAATGATCGCCTGCCCTCTGGCTATTTCTTCCTGGTTTTTTTGTTCACTGTCTTTCAAAGATTGCTGATATGGCCCCCATTCTTCAAAGGATGGTTTCCAGCGCATAGGTCTTTGATAGGCATCATAGAAAGGCTGGACTGACTCAATTCCATTTTTGTCTTTCATACGAACCATGATTGCGTAATCACCATTTCTCGCAGTCAGCACATCTGGGGTAATCTCAAGCTCACCACCAATGCGCGACTCCGGAGTTTTGGTAGTTACGGGCCCAGCGGAACCAGAAGTAATACCCAACTGTGTTGGGCTAGTTACGATCTGGTCTTTGCGATCGCCATACATCAGTTGCTCTTTCTCGGACTTCCATTGCTCTGCCTGCCATCCGGAAGGACCATAATTGTAAAGCGCCTCTGGTGCATACTTCATCAGCTTCGCGCTTCCATTAACTTCGCTGATGCTCCATGTCCTGGCGATCTGCTGGTTGGTCATTTTCTTCGCCGCATCAGCATTGCCACCGGTGGTGCGATAGTTAATGTCGTACAACGCCTGATAATCATTGCGGAATCTGGCCGCTTCCGGCGTCTGGTCATCCGCAGATGGATCCAAGCGGAACCATTGCGCCATATTGCTGACGGCGGAGTCCATCGCCTTAACCCGGTCTTTTTTATACTCCTTAGTGCTTTGAGTAGATGCCAACTGAGCCTTAAGCGCATCTGTCTGGTTGTAAGTCAGGTTTTGTGCCTGTTCAATGGCTGATTCAGGAGCCATACCAGAATCTGTAAGCTGCTTAACGGTAAGATAGAATCCCTGCATATCCTTAGGCATATCACCGACAGAAGCAGGATCGGCGTCATACAGGCGGTTAAACAGATCAGCCCCCTGCTTAACAACATCAGGACTACGAGATCGAGATATAGCAGACAACTGTGATGTAACCTGCGATGGAATAATGCCGGTTTGGGCTACTATCTGGACGACTCCGTCATGCGTAGAACCGTCGTTAATTCTGAAATTCTGAGCTGTCTGCGTATAATCGGCAGCTTTCTGCATGGACTTATTTGCAGGGTCCAGCTTTTCACCCATTGAAAGCGCCTCATTGAATCTACGAGAGTCCCGCTGAGCCTGTATGGTTTCATTTGACCGGCTAACCAAAGAAGATAACTTTCCATACGCTTCCAGCTTCAAAGCGTAATCAGGATCGTTAACCTCGGGTTTCTTTTTGAGTAGTTCCTGCTGCTGCTGCTCTGGTGAAAGGTACTGAATAGCCTGGAATGTTTTTGCATTGTCCATGGCAATATCAAGCTGCGATACCATTTTCTTTCCCTGTTCACCATAACTAAACATAATGGCTGGGATCGAAGGAACTGCATCAGGAACCTCGCCATTGTTGAGTTGCGCCATTGTATTGTTGAGTAGTGGTTCAAGTTCATTAAGAACCAGCTTTCTCTGCTTCTCAATCTGAGCGTTTGCAAGGTTATCAATCTGATAAACTGTAACAGGGTCCATACCGGTTTTATTTTTACGGTACCGTGAAATCCATCCCTGCGTTTCAGATGGTAGTTGTTTTATGAAGTCGGCCTGAGATATCTCGCCTTTTCTTGGATCACCAACCTTTTCAATAAGCTTGTCAACATTGCCCTGCCCCCAGTTATATGCAGCCCCAGCCAGCAATTCAGAACCATATTTGTTTGACAGCTCCTGAGCGTAATCTGATGCCAGCATGGTGTGCTGCTCTTCATCTGCCGGGTTGTATTGAACCCCACGCCGTGCAGCCAATTCTTTCCCTGTTTCTGGCATCAACTGGAAGCGGCCCTGAGCGCCTGCTGAGGATGTAATGATCGAACCATCTGAATCAAGGTGTTTCCCACCCGATTCGACAATACCGACAGCGCGCATATCCAGGCCACCGGTATCATCTGCCGAAAATTCGCCATTCATCCACCCGAGCGGATTATCAACTGCATAGTTCTTCGCTCTCATCTCCGTAGCGGCAAGGTTATCTTTTTCAATAGCAGCCAGAATCTGTTCCTGCGACCACCCTCTTGAAGCGCCATATCTTGCTGTTGCTACTGTGCGGATATTTTTTGCGAGTACCGCCTCCTGCGGGTTGTTCCATGAGTCAGCCTCTTTCTGAATCTGTAGTTGTCTGGTGGCATCGTATTGATTACTCTCAAACTCGTTAACCTGCCCCTGCTCATAGCGACCTACATTACCCTGAAATTGGATGCGTTGCTGCTGAGCCTGCTGCATGAACATCTGGCGCGATGCGTCATCAGGTAAAGATGCAGACAGCGATTGTATCTGCTCATCGTATTGCTGCGTAAACTCGAGTCCTTTACCAAGAGCATTCTGACCTTTCAGGCTGTATAGCTTGGTCTTTAAATCTTCTTCAGCCTGACTGAGCTTTAAGCTCGCCTCCTGAGAAAGAGCCACATTTGCCCGTTGCTTGGCCTCTCCAAATACGTTGATGGCTTTGCTGCCAGCGTCGACGATAGCATCACCGATGTTTGGCTGATCGAATGCCTGAAAACCAGGAGACTGACCCCCCCTGCTTTCGACCTGACGACCGGTGACTGTTGGTACTGTTGGCATTTCTATGTCTCCTTATCGACCGGTTGGTGTACCGATAGCAGCGCTGATTGGAGCCGCTTTACTCTGGGTGAATGGTGACCACGTTCCACCACCCATCTGGTAAGCGCCATATGCCTGAAGTGGAGCAGTCAGCAACGTGGTAAATGCGCCCATATTCCCCTGCTTACGCGAAGCACTGGCCTGGGCTTTATAATTGGCGGCCTGGACTTCATAGCCATAGGCTTCACGCTGAGCGTTATTAACCGTAGTCAGCGCATCAAGTGCGCCAAACTGTGCTGTATCTCCGAAGATATCCAGCGCGCCACCAGTGGAAAGATCTGCACCTGTAGCCCCCATAGTTGCCGCCTGAGTTCCGGCCGCCTGACGATTACGGCGACGAACCTCATCAGCCTGAGCATTCCCACGGTTGATAGAATCCTGTGCCTGTGCCGTAGCCACCTTTGCATTTTGCTCGGCAACAGCAGATGAATACTTACCTTGCTGGTACTGGTTGTATGCTGAAACGCCACTTAAAGCGACACTGGCGCCAGCGAGAGCGATAGCCGGGCTACACATTATTTTCTCTCCATGTGGAAACGGTGAAACGGTAGGTTGTAAATGCCGTATGGCTGGGGTTCATCGATGGTGAATCCCAGCCAGTGAAGCCAGATGCGCGCAGTGTGGTTGCGTGCATCAACATAATTTTCAAGATACGGGTAAACAGTCAGCATTGCATTGACCACTTTTCCGCAGCGGCGAAGGAAGGTGCGCTGGTATTTCTCCAGCGCGTCAGTGCCCACCAACCATGGTATTCCGCTGCCGCCGATCATTGATGCTGGCGCTACGCCGAAAACAGTCACCACATCACCGTTTATCAGACCGGCGCAGCAGAATGTTGACGTGCGCAGACCGGTTTCCAGAACGCGGCGCGGACTCCATCCATTGGTTGCCAGAAACTCGTCAATATCTGCCTGGCGGACATGCGGAAGAATTGATTCGATATGCTCTGCGGTGGCCGGTACGATCTGAGCATTAATCATCAGAAGCCTCCGACGGTAAGGCGAGGCAATACAGCAAGAACAGAAAGCGGAAGCGGGTCGAGCTGGCGAACCTTAACACGTCCGTTTTTATCCCAGTTGCTGTCGAGTTTTACTTCAACCTTGCCGGTAGCGTCATCAACAGGATCATCGTAGAACTCAAATTCACGCTGCGGATATTCATACCAGGTTCCACCAGGAGTTGTTGCCCAGATACCACGGCTTGCGTTGACTACCATTGTGACGGAAGTAATTACCTGCTTTTTATCCAGCAGTGTTTCCTGCCCGTTGATATTGATGTCCAGCGTTTCGAATTCAGCGGTAATAGGAAGTCCGATGTGCACTACTGCGCCTGGTGATTCCAGCGTGACAGAGCCACCAGTTACTGTTTTCTGTGGCTCAACGCTGGCATCTGAAAGAATATTTACCGTCTGCCCTTCAAGGTGAGACAAACCGCCGAAAGTCTGGCGGGCCATCTGCCAGTTAGTTGTAGCCACCTTGCGAAGCGCAGGCGGAACGTTACGGTTGAATCTGACGGTAACTGCGGCGCCGCTTGTTACTGAGATGATATCGCCGCGCAACTCTTTCGCTACCATTTCACCGGTGTCTGGATCCGTCTCTGAGTACGGGAACTGGATCTGAGCACCAACATCGGTATTAACGAAATACGCTCCACCACTCACAGTAACCGGATAATCAACCTGGTAGCTCCAGTCACCAGAGCCACCGCTGATGGTCATTGTGCGTGATGATGTATTACGACCGTCGTAGCTCAGACCGCAGTCGACAAAGAACGCATCTTCATCGTTGGTGAACAGGCGACTGGACAGGCGTTCGATGTAACGTTTTGTCTGCCCGTTGATGGTACGGTTAACCACGAAGTAAACAGCATCCTCGCTGCCTTCACTGATGGAGCAGGTGCTTTCGTACTTACCGGCGCTTGATTGTGGTGCCCATGCGAAAACCTGCTGATCTCGCAGATAAGTCAGCACCAGCAATTTACCGTCATCACGAATGCAGAACGCGCTGCTGTACGGCACGATGCAGAATGACCAGTCAACAATGCTGTGTTTCTGGAACAGGTGGTTTGCCAGTATGGTCAGGTCGGTGCCCTGATATCCGTCGACATCGAAGGAGTAGGCCAGATCACGAACCACACTACCCTTTTCCTGAATAAACAACGCGATGTTCGCCACGGCGATAGGCGGCACGTTACTGGACCCGTTATTCCCTTGAGAGCTGAACGAGAACGCCGACGGCGTGAGGACCTTATTCTGGTCCCCGGATATCGTATATTCCCCACCAGATGTCAGAGCGACCAGGTTACCAACGTCAATAAGGTGACGGATCTCATTCACCTGCCGCCCGGCGTAGGTATAGATAATGCGATCATCATCCTGAATCGGGTTGTTCTTTCCAAAATCTTTATAGTCGCCGGTGCGGCTTGCCCAGATGGTTTGTGGGTACGCGGTAGACGCGGCAAAGTACAGGCGCTGCTGGTAGTAAACAACAGTGCTCGGGTAGCCATTAACGCTGTTCCATGCGTATTTGGCCCACTTATAGCTTGCGTTAGCAGAGCCAACCACCTGGGACGGAATGAATGAAACCACATCGGCAGTTGCGGTCAGTCCATCGCCAGCCACTGCTGTGATTTTGGCAATGCCGAAACCGCTGTGCAGGTACTCCCACTGGATCCCGGTATCATCTGAACCGGTACCGCCCCAGCCATCCCACGACATTCCCTCTGTATGCGAAGGGCGAAGTGTTCCGGTCTTGCCAGCAGTATTGGCGCGGTAGTAGTTACTGTCTGCACGGCGAACGTCGTTGATTGCTGTTGTCTTGCTGGTTTCCCATACCGGTACGGAATCAACCGCAGGCTGCTCGAGATAGAACAGTTTTCCGACCTGCTCAGCACCGAAGATGGCAGAATTTGCCGTCAACGTAATGGTTCCGGTGCTGGCGCTGGCGTATACCTTCACTGTCTCGTCAACGTTGATATCTTCGAACGGTCCGTTTTTGGTGGTGACGTCGACGATCTGCCAGTTGTCGTGCGCGTAGCGGCGCAGTTCTTTCGGAGGGTATGCAGGATGAACGAGCGTCAGAACGTCAGCGCTCTGCGTGAATTTGATGCGGAACAGGTCAGCCTCAGCATACGGCATCGCCAGTTCATAAATCACATTGCTGCTGTTCAGCACATACGCACCGTCTTTGATAACGCGCATGTAGCCGTCACCGAACTCCAGCGCATAGGTCTGTACAGTCGAGAACTGGAACGGGATTAACCTGCACTTGCGATCAGGATATTTAGCCGGGCCAACGAAGCGCGTACCAGGTCGGTTCTCTACGCCGCCATACTGACGAACAATGAAGTTATCGCACTTGCGAAGCGCCACCTGATACTTTGACATATCAATGCGGCCGTACAGTGACGGGCCAATTTCACCACCGGCAAAGCTCGGTTGAATCCAGCTAAAAGCCATTATGACAACCTCGCTGCTGTGAACTCATCTACCGGTGGTTGTGGCTCCTGCGATTCGTTCTGGCTATGTGAGCCAGCACTCAGGATCACGCGGTTGTACATCGTCAGTGCGTTGTTACCGAGATCTGCGCTACCGGTCAGCGCCATGTTGATGGCAGCAGCCAGACGCCAGGAAAGCGCCTCCATAAAAATGGCGTCATACATATTGACGTCAGTAACCCGCGCTACGTATTTCAACCACGCCTTCGGCTGATCGGTGTAAATGAGCTTACCTGTCAGATCCTCATTGGAACCAACAACATATTCAATACGCTGCGCAGCCGTAGGATTGCGTATGCCTGTCGGCATGATCTCGGTTATGCGAACACAATCAGATGGGTACTGGTAAGCGTATTGCCAGTCAGGAGGCGGATTATTGGTATCGGCCAGCGCCACGCGCTTGGTAGCAAAGTTCCAGTCGAAATCAGCCAGAGCAGCATCGCGACACGCATCAAAATGCAGGGAGCATTGCCCGGCTTCCTTACTGGCTTCGTTAAGACTGTTAATGCTGCGGCTATTGCCGATATTGCTCAGCGCGCGGTTGCAGATCTCGATAACGGAGGCCATTAATCATCCTCCCCACCGTAAAGAGTTTGCGCTGCTGTCTTCGGTTGCTCCCCGGATACTGGGCTGAGTGCCATATCAGTGATCTGCAGACTGGCGTTATGCTGCATTCCATCTTCCGTTTCGCGGGTAGACGTTGAGCGAATAGTTGCCTTTGCGGTGATCATTACTTCAGTGCCAGCGGATTGAGGCGTTGCCTTGAGCTTGGCGAGCGTCTCGTTGTTCAACTCAATGCAAAGACCCCACGGATAATCATCACGAGTCTGGGTTTTACCCTCCTCATCCTGATATGTGTCGGTGCCGGTTTTGAGGTTTACCAGATCCATAAAGGACTCCTGCAAGAAGGGGGCCGAAGCCCCCTGTTTGATTAGCGAGGCTTAGACGCCCAGTTCTGCACGCTTTTCGGCGATCTCTTTTGCCAGCGTTTCAGCCGTTTTATTACCCGGCTTCTTGCCTAGCAAATCCTCATACTTCTGCCGAAGCAGAGTAAGGTCTTCGCTTACCGCACCTGTGCCATCAGATTTCAATTCTTCCACTACCGGCTGAACAGCAACGGAAACTGGAGCATTGACAACTGAAACCGCCGATTTCCCTTTACGCTTTTCGGCGATCTCTTTTGCCAATTTCGCCGCATCGTTCAGCGGTTCCAGCGCCGAGCCTGGCTCACCTTCATACTCAACTTCAGAACCTTCAGGCCAGAGGTTGTTATGAATGTGGGATAAACGCAGGACGCGGTATTTTGCTTTTTCACCTGACATCGCTATCCCCTTAGCCAGTCACTTTTGAACGAATTGGGTAGTACGGGCTGTTGTTATCAACATCCAGGTTAATACCCGAGGTAAACGCGCCAGCCGTCAGCGGACCAGTACCAACTGAATAGTTCACGCGCAGATAACGCTGAACACCTGCCGGAACCTTCGCAGAGAACAGGCGCTTGCCAGCAGTCATCGCAGCCAGTGCCAGCGCACCGCTGTCGTAGATAGTTGTCCAAGTGGAGTTATCCGGGCTGGTCTGTAGCTGAACGTTCAGAGTAGCCGCACCGGCAGCGGTCGCTGTGGTGTCAACGGTTGCCCAGAACTCCAGCGGATAACCCACACCGATATCGCGGCGGGTGCCGTCGATAGGACCAAGGTCAATCACATCCGTAGAAGCAGCAGAAGCTGTAACCGCCTGCTTCTCGGAGAACATCAACAGTTTGTCGAGGATCATTTTCTTTCTCCATTCATGGGCCGGTTAAGGCCCATTAGTTAATGACAGGCGTTAAACAACGCGCGCTTCTGTTTCCAGAATTGCGTCAGTTTCACGGATTGGGACTCCACGGAAAGTGGTCCACCATTCGCCCTCAGTCTCTTTGACAGACAGAGCAAGAGAAGCTTTATCCAGAGATTGCAGGTCGAGTGCCTGGGCAACGGTGCGGTTCATGTAGAAAGCCGCGCGCCCCATCTTCAGGTTAGGAACGCGGTGAAGCGCTTTAACCATCATAGTGACGATGTTTACAGCAGAAGCCGGAACAGACAGATCGCTAACATCGATGTTGGCAATGCGAACAACGTAACGCCAGTCTCGCAGGGCCAGCCCGTTATCCCACTTGTAGTGGGTGCGATATCCCTGATATTTACCACCAGAAGAATCGGTAAGAGTCTGTTCACCCAGGTTCTGAGTCTGCAATCCTGCCTTCTGGCCTTTAGGGAAGATGCCGTGAACGGTGTTTTCACCCCACACCACCAGCCAGATAGAAGTGTTATCGGTTCCGGTACCGCCAGCATCGATGATGTTCTGCCCGTTGCCTGCTGATTTGCTTGAGTAACGCGAAGACAGACCCATGAACTGCTGAGGGTTAACGCTGGTATCACCATAGAACAGCGTCTGAGCCATCTGCTGGTTCATGCCTTCGATGAATGCACGGTCTTCAGAAAGACGGAATTCAGCGGTGTTGCCGTTCAAATCTGCCAGTGACTTGTCAACTTCGGCATAAGTTTCCAGCATCCCGCAGGAGTCGGTTACCTGTACTGTAGTTGATTTGCTTGGCTGTACGCCGTAGTTAAGCAAACGCCAGGTAGCAGATGGCAAACCAGAGCGCACGGTAGTGCGGTGGCCGGTTGGCAGGTTACCCTCAACGAACATCATGTCCGTCAGAATTTCGTTGGTTTGGGAAAGGAGTTCGACAATCTTATCGACCTTCCCGTTTGGATCCGTACGCTTAGCCCAGTCAGCCAGCGTCAGCGCATTTACGCCTTTAACAGCCATGGTTATATCCTCTCTTATTAGCCATAAAGCACTTCGGCCGCACTACGCTGGCCTTGATTACTGCCATCGACCATGCCATCTTCTGACATGGCTTTACCGATTTTGATGAAGGCCTTCACCAGTTCAGGGTGATTACCCAGGCCAGTGCCTTCCAGATATTCTTTCAGTTCAGGAGTACCGAACTGAGCAAGAGCACGCTGTGCAACGCTCAGGTTGCCGGTGAGCTTGTCGCCGCCGATCTCCTTGTCTGCCTTAACGTCAGCAGCCCACTGCTCGGTGGTTTTCTGCCAGGCTTCCGCCTGCTGCTGCTGGACCATTGGCATGATCTTGGTGCCGTACAGATCGACCAGCTTCTGCGCCTGTTCGTTGGTCAGGTTCAGCTCGCGGGCTACCGGCTCGAAGTCCTTCAGCGCTTCAGTGTCCAGCTCTACGCCTTCGCCAGTTTTGAACTCGTATTTCTCCGGCGCGCCTTCTGGCTTCTGCTCTTTGTCATCAGGCTTGTCTGCTGGATTATCACCATCTGTGGGCTTGTCGTCCTGAGGTTTGTCACCATCAGCGCCTGGCTGTGGCTTATCGCCTTCTGGATTCGCCTGGTCGCCTGCAGGCGCCTGAGCATCGGCAGCAGGTGCTGCTGGTTCAGACGATGCTGGTGCAGCGCCACCATCAGCAGGTTGCTCATTGCAAAGACGGCGATGCAGCAAACGTTCAAATAAATTCATGGTTACTCCTGTTCACTGGCCTCTGCGGCCATCTTCAGATACTGATCGGGGCAGTGCGTCATGACGCGCTGAAACAGAACCAGAGCCAGATTGCGTTGCCCTTCGTTGAATGCTGTGATGTGCGGCTCTACGTTGAAGCAGGTGCCGAACACCTGACCTTTCTCCAGCAGCCCCCACACGACGCGGCGGCCCTGCTCGCTATCCATGACGAACTTGATGTCGTCCTTCTCGCGCTGTTCCAGATCGTGCTTCTTCCGCTCGTTCTGAATGCGCAGTTCCTCTTCGTCGATATCCGTCATTGCTGCGTCGCCCCCACTGCGTTAGTGATTGCGGTCAGTGCGCTCGGATCTGTGGTCTGCGTCTCGCTGAGGGTCTTAGCGCCTTGCGCCGCTTCCTGCCCCATAGCCATTGCCTGAGCTGCCTGCTGCTGCTTGGCGCGTTCATCGCGAATGCCCTGCACCTGCTCCTGAGGAACAATGACGGTAGGCGATACGCCTGACATTTCGGAGAACGCGTCGATAGCCTCATCAACATCGAGCTTGTCGAGTGCTTCAGGTTTGAACTGTGCCAGTTGACCGATGAAGCCAACGGTCTGCGACAGGCTGGTGAGGCCGATAGATTTCTGTGCCTGCGCCATCACGGAGATGTATTCGATACGCAGCGGCATACCCTGCATAACATCAGGCGGTTCTGGCAGCATGTTTTTGCGCACCATGATGGAGAACACGCGGTCAATAAGCGGGTTGAGTGCTTCGTCGTTCAGGCGTTCCAGCACCGGGCCAAGCATCAGCAGTTTCTCTTCCTTCATCTCGATCACCGCTTCCACCGGCATAGAACGGGTGTTGATGTTTTGCAGCATCATGAAAAGGTCGACGAAGTAGGCGCTGTTGATGGTCTGGCGGGTATCCTGAATATCAGCCAGCAGATCTGCAGTGTTCGGGTTTACCAGGTATGCAGGTTTGAAACCGTCCTGACCGCTCAACACGTCGAGGTACGTCACATCACCAGGCAGCAGGGAAACACGCTGTGTTTTTAGCGAGGTAGGTGCGACCATCGGAGGGTTAGTAGCTTTATCGATGAGCTGAGCTTTACGCTTCTGCTCAACCTGAAGCGCTTTGACCTGACCGAGTGCCAGCATGCCAGGGCAGGAAGATGCGTAAACGTCTTCGCCGTTAACTTCCCAGCGCGGCGCCAGGATCGGGAATTCATCGAAGCCGGACTCACGCAGCAGCTTGTCGGAGTCGCCGCCAGTCTCAAAGTACACGGAGCGGAACGGCTTGTTCTTACTGTCCATCTTCCCGGTGTCGCGGTTAACGTTTGGCGTAATGCAGTGGTTAACCTCGATCCACGTTTCATACGTGCCGTTTTGCCACATCCCTTGCACCGATGAGCTGACGTTATCCAGACCGAATTCCTGTACGAGTTGACGAACAGTCATGGAGAACTGACGGAAGGAGGTGTCGACGCTGCCGCGCGGACTGTTAGCCAGGTAGTAGCTGCCAATGGGGAAAGGCATTGTGCGGATCACGTCCTGGTCATCTTCGAGCACAGCCATTGCAGCGGTACCGAAAGTACCCAGGCTGGCGTACATGACAGGCAGTGACTGATACAGGTTTGACTTGTTGAACACTTCGTTCATGCGGCGCTGCACGACTTCAAGCCACACCTTAACCGGACCGTAATCCATCATGTCAGGGTCAGGCGTTGCCAGTTTGAACCATGGACGGGCCGGGCTGGTGATGCCTGACATCATGCCGCTGGACAGAATGCGCTGAGCCATTGAACCGGTAGGATCAACAATTTTTGTGTTACGACGATCATCACGGTTTACATCAGACGTCAGAAAGCGGGAGCCGCGCGGATTAATGAAGTCGCTCAGGTCACGCCAGTGCGACTCGAACGATGTGCGCTCATTCTTCAGCTGTGCGAGCTGCTTCAGCAGGCGCTCTTTTTCGGTTTCCGCCATCTCTGCCTACTCCGTTACTGACCGAGCAGCGTTTTACCGCTGGTGTTTGCGGTTGAGGTGTCGCCCTGCGCACCAGTCAGCAGAGTGGAACTGCGGCCAGCGGCTGCACGGCGTCGGCGCTCTTCGTCGTCACGAGAACTGACAACTGCTGCATCCTGCTCCTGTGGCGCAGCCTGTACTTCTGGTGCTGCTGGCACTGATGGCTTGCTGCCGATACACATAGCAATAGCTCCGTACGCAATTAAATTATTACCAATTTAACCACATATGATTTATTTAGCGTAGGCTATTGACACTTATAACATCAGATATTACCTTTTAGGTAATTGATGTTGATGTAACGCAGTGGTTGTACGGCATATGGCACATGTGCCGCAGCGGTCCGGATGGGTTACCTTGATGCTACTTCCCCAGCCGGGTAGCCGGAATGTGCAAGCCAGTGTTAGGTAAGCATGGACATGACGACTCACCATCGTGGCGATACGGTGTGACACCTCGGAAGAGACGAGGATGCAACGATGATGACTTTCTGCACCACCCCTTTACATTCGAATGAATGAGTGTATCGGAGAGAGTCATCAGCGTTGTGGTGAGTGGTTCTGTATGAGGGTTCAATTCCCCTTGGAGAAATCCAGCTCAAGGTGAGCATAGTCTTAGCGATGTCGGTTCAACTCCGACCACCACAACAACTACCGGGATAGATCGGGAGCCTGAAAGAATCAAGAGGCAGCTCTTTCAGGGTGATCCTGCCTAGTTGGTGAAAAGTCGTTATGCGGCTTCATTCCAACCACGCTGGCTGTAAGGTCAGCACACAACAGGTAAGCACCTTGGCTGATTTCTTCCTATATCGGAATTCAGTCCATCCTAGGCAGGGTGCTTATCGTTGTGGTGTATGCGCAGGCTGATGCGTACAGTGGGACTCGATAGGGTCAGTCGTTTGGCTGGCAACTCCAGTAAAGCCGGATATCAGCACCGGCCACCACAACCCAATCACGCCTTAGGACCGTGATGAAGCGCCCATAAGAACGATGCTGTGTAGCTTTTGGCGGTGGCAGTTTCCCTTGATGCTGACCACCGTCACTTTTACAGCAGAACGCCATTGCGATGACGTTGCGCTGTAAACCCGTAACTGCCATGGAAGGCACCCTTGCTTCCAGTTCGCCCACTTCGGTGGGCATTTTTTTAAGGTGAGATTATGAAAACAGCTGATATGTTGGCTAAATATCTAAATGAATGGCCTTTAAAATATTCCCGCATCGTTCAAGCTGATGACCATATTTTTTATGGTGTTTTTTCCGGTAACGAAATGCATTACGAGGCAATTCCTGGTGAGCGACTTGCCGGGTTACCGCTTAGTGAAGACCATGGGACTAGCGTTACAAGTCATGACTGGATTGCAGCCCAGCGGTCGGAAATGGAAAAAGGAAATGTATTTGATATTTCTCGCGCTGTTTACGCTAAAGAAAAAAGTGATGATGATTACATGCGCGAATACTTATACAACATGAAGTTGCAATGCCTGGCTGAAGTTCTTGGTAAAGAGTCATTCATTGACAAAAATTCAGCCAACAATGCAGCCGAAGCGATCAACGCCGCATTCGATAAAATTACTCTCTAACGCTGTGACATGTCACATTCAGCCCGCCGATGCGCGGGCTTTTTCATGCATAGGGATCGTACTCTGTGAGAGCCTTACCCTGCTGGCTTTGCTGTCCTGGTATATTTATGCGCTTCGACACTGGGAAAGCAAACGTCAGCAGCAGCGCATCGCCTTTACCAGGAGATCGCCCTAACCGTTCTTTGATGTCTTCCTTTGGTTCAATAACTATCTTGCCATCCACCCTGACTTTGTACTCAGCAGCAGACAGGTCGTCAGCCGTTTCCTGGTCATCCAGTGCGCCACCAATTTTCAGCCACGTTTTGCAGCTGTTGAACATCTCGCCGCGCTTGTTGAGCATCTGCGGATCTGTGGAGCCGCCACCGAAAGGTATCAGTTGCCATGTCCTGCCCCATCCGTCGCCGATGGATTTCAGCCCGGTGCCGTAGCCGAAGTCGATAAATACGGCGTCAGCTTTGTATTCGTCCTCAAAGTCAGCGATACGCTTCGCCATAATCAGATCGTCGGTGGTCTTATTGCCAGTCCATAGCACTTTGCTGTGCAGCCCCTGACGCAGGTATATCACCGCATCATCCACGCCGGAATACGCCGGGTCGACGCCGATAATCACCGGTGCGTGCGCCACCTGCCCGGCGGTCACTACGCGCTTCATCGCCTCGTCAGTGAGCCCGGTCGGGATAAACTGGAGTTCAGACGCGTCAGGGAAGATCCCCCGCACACGGACCTTCACGAAATCGCTGTCCTCTCCGTAGTCGTCCACCCACTTTTGCAGTTGCTGTTTGTTCGTGCCTTCGACGGTACGGCTGTCAATCTGCGCGCACTTCCAGCGGTGCTTGTATTTGCGGAAGCATTCGCGGAAGCGCCCGGTGTTACGCGTCGGGTTACCGAAAGCAACCCAGATAATTTCGGTATCTTCGTCCGTCAGCGCACCCTCTGACACTTCCCACACCAGATCGGCAATGTTGGAGGCTTCATCGAATACCACGATGATGCGCTTGCGCTCGTTGTGCAGCCCGGCGAATGCCTCGGTGTTATGCTCAGACCACGGGATAGCGTCAGCGCGCCAGCGCTTGTCGTGGCCTGGGTCGTTGCTGTACATCGCCGTGGCGGTGCAGGTGAACCACTCTTTCGTGATAGCCAGGTTCGACCATTTGATGATTTCCGGCCAGGTCTTGGTGCGCAGCTGGTTGTCGGTGTTGGCGGTCACCACCACCTTGCAGTCCTCGCAGGTGGACATGCCCCAGTTAATGAGCATCGAGATGAATGCGGACTTGCCGATACCGTGGCCGGATGCGCGGGCCAACATCAGCGGCTGGTGACGCGTTGCGGGATTCTGGAGGTGATCCCGTATCTCGCGGAATGCGTCTGCCTGCCATTTTCTCGGGCCGGTGGCATGCGCCAGTTCTGTCCCCTCTTCGCTCCACGGGAACGCATACAGCGAATAGCCCAGCGGGTCATACGTGAAAGAGGCTATATCATCGACGAGTTGCTCTTCCGGAGAAATGGCTGCGGCTGTCATTCTTCACCACCAGCATGCTCTTTGACACGACGGCGGGCTTTCGCCATGCGGTCGGCAATGGTGACGGTACCGGATACCTCCAGGCGCTCTTTGAACGCGTTTACGTCTACGTGCTTGCCGATTAACTCGAGGTTCTTCACCTTGTCAGGCCATTTTATTTTCTTGAGGATTGTCTCGATTGATGTCTCATCCATGTTCATGATGGTTGAGGACAGGTCAAACCCGCTGAGCGTGGTACGCCATATCTTCGGCCACTCGCGGATCGGCTTCAGGGTACCATCATCGTTCAGGATGTCGATCACATCCATCTGGTCGATTTCCACCAGGCGCAGCAGCACGTAATCAGCACTGACTCGCAGGCGCTTGTTGCGCTCTTCCATCAGTTCGGCGATCCGTTTCTGGATACGCTCATCACGCATCATGACGCTGGCTTTAACTGCTGCCGTGTTTGGCGAAAATCCTGCGTTAATCGCTGCCTGAGTCTGATTCTCCGGGCATTTGGTATATTCCTGAGCGTAAGCCTCCTGCATAGCTGTCAGTGGCTTATATTGCGTTGATTTGCGTTTTGGTGCTTTTGGTTCTGCGGGCATTGTTACCACCGAAGTAATAATTACCGTTTTGGTAATAGTAACACGCAAAACAAAGCCGCCATAGTCGGCGGCCGTTGCTAAATAAGTTTAAATTCATCGTCAAATGCCTGACCGTTATTAACCATTCCATCATGTACAACGCTGTAGTGCATACAATCGCGGAGAGACATTGGTTTTTCAAACTCAAGCCAGAAGCAATCAACATAAGCCTTACCCAGCCAGAACCCTCCGCCATACTCTTTTGCTCGTTGTATTATCAGCCAGCTACCATCTGGTACGCTTTCGATAAACTCACCCCGATAGATGATCGTGCAATTTGGATTTTTTGACCCCATGTTATTTCACCGAAAATTACTGTATAAATACACAGTACAATTACAATGAAATTCCGTCAACATCTCCGTGACATGTCACACTGACAACTTAGTCTCATGCCAGCCACGCGTCACCCAACATGCTGAATCACCATCACACGGGCACGATTCAACCGGCAGCGCATCGCCGCACTTACCACAGCGGTTAGCACTGATTGACTTGATACGCCCACGAACCCGCGCATCATCCTGGCGTATAAGCAACGCGATATACTCATTCATGTCATACGGCGCACGACCATGGCGACGTGCGGCGCAGTTCCTCGCCAGCATCTCCATTTCCTGCTCGTCGAGTTGCAATTCCATCTTGCGGTTACCGGCTTCAGCCTGCCGGGCACGCTGCGCTGCTTTGCGCTCTGCTGCGGATTTAGCCATTGATAGCACCCCACGCCAGATTGATTAATGATTCCCAGGCAATGTAAACACGGATGCCAGCAGCCAGGCCGAATCCCACCACCATTGCGTAAAGCAGGGCGTCGCATTTAGATATCACTGTTTTACCCCCTGCTCAGCATTTTTCAGGTCGTTCTCTGCAAAGAGGATTGCCGTCCTGGCTGATCGCAACCGTGCTTTAGCGTTTTTCTCTTCGCGCTCAAGGTTGGCTACAGACTCGCGCAGTTCATCACGCCTTGCGTATAGGCGCTTAATCTCAAATACGATATTTTCAGCATTACGAGCACGTTCAAGAATCACGTCAAACGGGTCAAGCATAGAACCGCACTGAAGGCAGATAAGTGTCCGATTAACTTCTGATATCTGTGTCTGGCAATGTTTGCAGTACTTTTGTCCGGTACTTTTCCGTTCAGCGATGGACACATTGAGCAGTTTTTCTTCATCTGATTTTGGCTGAACCAGATGGATGACGTTATCGCTGTTATCGTCCATCACTTCACCTCCTGCTGCGGTGCTGCTGCGAAATGCTCGACACCTTTAGCCCAAATAGCTTTGATGGTCGTCCATGTGACAGGAACGGTGATTTCAATTCTTCCGCCGCCGCGCAGGTTTCGCAATCATCATCACCAAAACACTCTGGGCAGTTTATAAATTTCGTTTCTGAAAACTCACCGGACAGCACACTCTTTGCGCCGTTCTCAGCGGTTAGTTTCTTCGGGACCAGCACGTAACCATCCTGAGTTACCGGAGAGTTGCCAGCCTGAAGCATGGCTGCGCGGCAGGCGTTCCATCCCCTGACTTCAGCGATTGCAGCTACAGCGTCTATCGCATGCATTTTCGACGCTTCTGGCATCGGCTTTTCATCCGGCACTACCGGCGCTAGCGGGGAGGTGTATAGTTTCTGTCCCTCAGTTAGGTGTTGTATTTCTTCTGAGAAGTAATCAATTATTTTTTCCCCTTTATCATAACCTACGCGACTAATCTTTATTTCAGCCACAGGATCAGCGCCAAACGATGAAATAGCCCCATCAATCACCTTCACAGCATCAGTCATTGCGTAGCCGAGATTACCGCCATCACTTTGTGCTGCTGCTTTGCTGAGTATTTCGCTTATCTGGTGCAGGCGCTCGAGTGATACAGGACCGTGAGCCGGGTGGTTTGTTGTCATGCAGTAGCCCCTTCTTGATATTTTTCGAACCAGAACACAACTGGCGCGTTAGTCTGTCTAACCAGGCCAAATGATTCCGCTGTGCGGTAACTTCTTGACGCCCGACGAGTCACATCAACCTGAGTGGCTATGCGGCTGCGAAAGTCTTCTACTGTGCTGCACATTTTGAACAAGTTACATGGAATGCATGCTGGAACCATGTTGCTGACCGTGTCATTTTCTGGCCTGTCCATTGCGTAGCCGTTGCTGATATTTCTTCGTACCGCTTCTACATGGTCTGCATGCCATTTTTCGCCAAGCTCGCAGCCGCAATAAGCACAGCGACCACCAAACTTCATGCGTAGCTCTGCGCGTTGTTTTTTCGTCAGTGCCATCTCACTCCCCCTTCACGCCAATGCCAGCGGCGCTGGATTTGCGCTGCGCTACCGGGTTAATCCATAGGCATTCGGTACGAACTTTAGTACCGCGCCCTGCGCTGATTCGTGATGTTTTTTCTGTCTTAGTCCAGCCAGTTAGCATGTCGTTATAAACCTCAGTGTCATACCCACTTATCATCACCATGCCTGTCATCGTTCTGGCCACAGCGAGTAATTGTTCATGGCCTTCAACGGTCATTTCGTGGTTGTAATAGCGATTACCCTGTACTCGCGTTTCAGGCACATATGGCGGGTCGATATAATGGAGCGTTGTCTCTGCGTCATGTGCTCGCATCACCGCCAGTGCGTCTTTATTCTCGATAATGACACCCTGCAGGCGCTTACATATCGCAGCCAAATTTGCCGGATAACGTTCCCACAGGTGCGAGGCAGTAGCGTATTTGCGCTTGCTGTCACTACGGAATCCTGACTGACCTCCGATACCAGCAGCAGAACCAAAACCCATACAAGCACGCACAACCATTCGGCGGGCACGTTCTACCGGATCGGATGTCGCCTCTCTCGCAGCGCAAAATTCATCGCGGGAATATGGCGTCAATGCGCAGGTATCCTGCAGGTGTTGGTTCAGTTCAGGGTCACGCAGGACGCGGAACAGGTTTACCACCTCACCATCAAGATCGTTATAAACCTCTGCATAGCTGCGTGGTTTTTGCAGTAGCACTCCTGCTGCGCCGCCGAATGGCTCTACATAGCAAACATGCTCTGGCATCTGATCGATAATCCATGGCGCCAGGCGGAACTTACCACCGTGATAACGAATTGCGGGATGTTTGATCGGCGCCTGTTTGTTGAGTGCTGTCATTGGGGTCTCCATCCTTCGCATGAGTAGTCGCGGCAACCATCAAAATCATATGGGTTGTACTGCCAACTGATTTTCCCGCAGTGCGGGCAATTCCAGCGGACCTTTCCACTTCGTGCCTTTTTCCTGCGGTTTTGTTTTTTCAACCAGTCAGGCATAACCAGCCCAGCCCCCTGAACCATAATGTGACGGTTGAATTCATGGATGCTGAATGTGCGGCGCTTCACCCTGTCGGCCATTGAAAATGGCAACCAGACAACGCCGGGTTCTTCGGTGTTAGCAGAGGCAAAAACAAACGCCTTTGAGAAGTCATTAGTTGGCAGACCACCACTCTGTAGCCAGTACACATCATTCCCGTTCCAGTCGCCTTTCTTATAAGCAACGTATGAATCACATCCATCCTCGGTAACGCTTTCGGTTGGAATGTACTGACAATCAACGTGCCACACGGCCATGGCATCAACATTATCGGCGCACACAGGCTGGTCAATCTCTCTGCCTAGCTCCCAGTTGCGTTGTGCCTCTTCGAGGGTATACACGTGAGCGCGGTCGATATTTGAGCTATATCCGTTGCCGTTGTGGCAGTGGAATGACGCGTTGCTCCCAACAGTTTCGCGTGTGCACAGCATGTAGAATCGGTTGCTCATAGCGCGACTCCTTTGCGAAGTTGGGCGGCGAAGTTATATGCATCCTGCCCGTATGGCGAGTCGTGACCGCCCCACTCGATGGCAAATAGCTCCACACCCTGCGCCCGCACTTCAGCCAGGAAAGCGTCGGTGGCTGGGGTTTCTGGCTCGTAACCATCGGCGCTGACGTAACGGGTAACCTCCTCTTCGTAGAAAGTTTCCGACTCGATATGTGCAACATGACAATCGTTGATGATGAAATTTTTCAGCCCCGCATTCTCCGCTGCCAGCTCCCTGCACTTGCTCTCGGCGTTAGCGAGCTGTACTGCCAGTTCGAGCACTTGCTGCTCAAGTTCTTCGTATGTCGGTTTCATGCTGATAACTCCTTAGCCATGTACCAAACCAACGCAGCAACTGAAACTATGTTGGCTATGAATATGATTGCCAGCATTACCTTTGCGCCAACCGTATATTTCTTCTTCACATTTACCCTCGCTTACCCGTATAAGTTATTGATTAGTTTGATAACTAAAAGGATCGTTATTTGATTCCGATCCCATGCCTGGCGATTAACAGCGCATCAGCTATGGCCTGGCCTTTTGCTTTTGCATCCAGCGCCCTGAGTTCCGGGTAGAGCTGAATTGCTCTGCTGCGTGCCGCGTCCTTGTCACTTCCGATGAGACCGGCTGACTTCTTCCAGGCCTGCGGCGTTACCAGCGTGTACGGAATGTTGAGACCCTGCAGGATCCCCTCCGCTACCCCAGCGGCATGACCGAACGTGAACATGCTCGCCGTTCCCTGCCCTGGCATTGCGCCCACCTGCTCGAGGTATGCGTGCGTAATTCCGTACTTACGCAGCCATGCAGCCACCGCTGCGCCGTTGACTCTGGACTTTGTCCCAACCTTGATGGTCGGCATTGCCAGGTGGTCGATGTATCCGCCCTGCTCAGTTATCAGGACCAGAGATCCGCTGCATCCTGGGTCAATCCCTAATACTGCCGCCATGATTTACCTCTCAGGTAATTTAAAACCACAAACGAGTTAATTTCAATAGCAATGCGCACATTTTATTACCCTTTTGGTAATTCACTGGATGTAAAAAAATGCGCTACTGCGCTGTTGCAAATAATCACTTCTACGAACTGTCCCCCCTGATGTGGATGATATGCCTGGCCAGTTTCTGCTGCCACTGGTACTGGTTTAACTGGATATCTTCGTACTTCCAGAAGTCGATAAACGCCTTCAGCTCTGTTTTCTTCACGTCACTATGCACCGGAGTTCCCCAGTCTCGAGACTGTTCAGTGAAATCGGGATCCGGCTTCCATTCATCCGACATCGCAAATTGTTCCTCAGAAAAGTTATCCACAGGATTTTTCGCGCGCGCGTTATGAGTGGGGTTTATATGGGGTTTAATATCTTCTCTTCTCTTCTCTTCTCTGGTCCGCTTTTTGTCCGCTTCTGATGCGGACGCTTTGCGGACATTTCTCTTCCTGTCTGCGTCCTGTGCACGACGCTTGGCAGACTGTCCGTTATGGGCTTCAAAGCGCGGCATTACTAGGCTTTCGCCTTCTTCTTCCAGCCATCCTACAGCCATCATTGCACGCGCAAATCCGGGGAAGCCGATCAGGTCGTCGAGAGTCTCCGCACTGTATCCGTCAAGAAAACCGTCAACAGAGTGGACATCAAAAAGACACCATGCGGAATGTAGTCCGCCAACTATCCGCAATCTGTCCGCTTTCAATGCGGACGCCATGCGGACAACTTTAGGGTGCGTGTGCAGGTCGGCACGCATCTTGATCCAGTCACCGGCCATAGCTAACCCCCATGTAAGCACGAATAAATTCAGCCGCAGCCTGTGCGTTTATTGCGTTACCGTAGCCTTTCAGGCGCCCTACGCGGTTGCTGCTTGCCACTCTTGCCACCCCGGGCTCGACTCGTCCCAGGCGCGCGGCAGCCCCATCAACCAGCGGGAATGTGCCGGGTTCAACTGGACGCCATTTGCCATCTCGACAAAAGAGCCAGTCCGCATCTCGCCAAAAACCGTTAACCTCAAGGGTGCGACCAAACCCTGTTCCGCAGCGTAATCCAGTCTGTCGAACGTCCTGTCCTTCCTGTCGCTCCTGATTACTGTTTTCCCGCTCCCTTTGTAATCGCTGGCTGTTGGTGTAGGCCATGCCGCAAGGATCACTGAGCCTGGAAGCTTCATGCATATTTTCGGTGACCCGTCCTGATTCTTCCCGCTGTAGCAATGAGTCGATCCGGTTGAGTCGTTCGCCACCGGTGTTTGCCAGCCTGTCAGGCGAGCTGCTCCGGAGGTATGCTGAAGCCCACGTTTCGTTTCCGGCTGTGGGTTCGTGTTCGCTACTGGCGTTGGCCACCCAGTAAGCTCGCTCTCTGATGTGCGGCGCACCGATGCCCGCAGACGGAAACGGCGTAAGCCCGAAGGCGTATCCCATTCCTTCCAGGTCAGTTTGTACAAGGTCGAACCATGCGTTTGCGTTACCTGCTGCAACCTGTTCGCCAAAGACATGCTGAGGTCTGCACTCGCTGATGAGATGGAAGAAGTGGGGCCATAGGTGCCGCTCGTCAGCAAACCCATCGCCTTTGCCTGCCGCGCTGAAAGGCTGGCACGGGCAGGATCCTGTCCAGACTGGTTTATCGTCAGGCCATCCGGCGAGGCGCAGGGAATGGGACCAGACGCCAATTCCGGCGAAGAAATGGCACTGTGTAAATCCTCTGAGGTCGTCAGATGTGACATCTTCAATACTCCTTTCATCAACTTCGCCTGGTGCGATATGACCGCCAGCGATAAGGTTACGCAGCCATTGAGCTGCAAATTGGTCGATTTCGTTGTAGTAGGCTGCTGGGATCATGCTGCCTCTCTTGCCATTCTGGCTGCCTTCATCTTTTCGGAACGAAGCTTTGCCTGTCGGCGTGCCCGTTCGTTATTGCACTGCACACACTCACCGCTCAGGGTGTAGCGCTCGCTATCATGACCGTGGATGCATTGCTTCCCGGTGTAGAAGCGAGTAAGGCCCAAATCGAGAGCCTCACGCTGGGTGATTCGCTTCATCGGATTACCTCTTTGTTATTTATCTTTGGTAATTTTGCACTAAGGCAAAAAAAGATCAACCAAATATGGTTTTTTATTACCGAAAAGGTGTTTTATGCAGGAAGGAGCCGCCAGTGTATGACGGCATTGATGGTCTCAGTGGAATTATCGGTCGTAGAAGAAGAGCACTAATTCAGGTTTAGACTTTGTCCATTCGCGGGAACGACATGCTTTAAACAGTCCGTCCATCAGTCGCTTACCTGGCATCTTGCGGCGCCCGGTCAGGTGCGTCTGGATGTAATGACTGGTGGTTCCGGCTTCATCTGCAAATGCTTCACGCTCATCAGGAGACAGTCCCAACCAGTGCTTTTTGAAATCAAATTTTTTTTCTTCACTCATATTTTGCTTATCTCAGCCTGTCTATTCATATCTGAATTATTACCTTTCTGGTGAAAAAATCAATGATTATTACCGTTATGGTAACTTTACCTTTATGGTAATATTCATTTAAATTTAGTCAGTTAGGTAACATTAAATGGACAAATACAATAGCTATGAAAAGTATTTATGACATAAGACGCAAAAACCTTAACGAAATCATTCGCCGGGATTTCGATGACACCCAGTTGCGATTTGCAGAACGGGTAAAGCGTTCGCAGAACCTGGTCAACCGGTGGTGTACTGGTATCAAAAACATCGGGCCGAATGCCGCGCGCATCATTGAAGAAGCTGCACGCAAAGAAAAGTTCTGGCTTGATGTCGATCACGAACTGGACGCAGTACAGGCTGATATCTTTATTCCGGCCACCGACGATGGCGAATGGACTGTAGAGAAGCAGGCCGCAGCCACGCTCAACGCCTGGATGAGAAAGAACACGGAAATGACATCCGAAAAGAAAGTTGCTGTTGCAGCTGGTATTGGCCCGGCCACAGTTAACCGGATTATGAAAGCGGAAGTAAGCACAACCATCGGTGTTCTTTCCTCCCTGGCGCGCGCGTTCGGGCATGAAGCATACGAGATGATAATTCCCGTCGGCGCTCCTGGTGTTATCGACTACGACCACCGGTTGTATGCAGCTCTGCCGCAGGAAGAGAAAAATAAGATCACCTCATTCATCAACTTCGTATTTGAGCAGAACAAAAGCAAGTAATCCCCCGCCATTCTGACGCTTTACCTGCCCGATGGCGGTAAGCTCGCGCCTCAAACAATTACCAAAATGGTAATTTTTTCTCGTCATACCTATTGACACAATCACTTTTTGATCTGATTATTACCCAAAAGGTAATACAAGAGCGCATCGCTCAGGCAGAAAACACCACTTCGTGGCTTTCCTGCATCTTCAAGTATTACCAAAATGGTAATAGAGAGGTTCATATGCAGTGGAAAGTCATCAACGGTTGGTACTGCGTTACAGCTTGCGGACTGATGAGCTGGAAGTTCCGCACGCTGAGTGAGGGCATGAAATGGGCATTTACCAACAAGGTTGCGCACGAAGTTGCCAACGATAACGGGATATGGGGGTGAGCAAGTGAATATTCAGCAATTTAATAACCTGAAAAAAATAGCAACTCAGTTCAGCAATGACTACCAACTGTCATCTGAACTGTATGACCGCCACGTTGAGCTGATCGAAGCAGTTGCTGGTTGCGAAATGGAAGAGTCATTCAAGCGCGCCATTCTCCGTGCCGGTGTGCGTTATGAAGTTCTGGAGGCGGCATTTGAAAGCGATGATTTCGAAGAGCTTATGTCGTCATTCAAACGTGAATTAACTGGCGTCATCGCCCGTCTTGACCTGGCTGACCAGATCGACAGCAAAAGGAATGCGGCATGAAGCAAGAGTTTGAGTGGTTTGTTATGGACGGCAGAGCAAAGTTCAACACTGATGACGCTGTTGTTTATGAGGCTCTTGGTACTCAGGAGCCTTCAAATAAAAAACTAAAGCGGGATTGGGGGTTTATGGGAGCGGTGCTTTGTCGTGCCGCAATTACCAAGAAAGCGCAAGACGGCAACACCACGCAATGCGGTGATTTTGAATATGTTCGTGATATCGACTAATTCCGGGAGGGAGGAAGCATGAATACCGGCATCTATTTCGACATCAGCAACGAGGACTACCACGCCGGTGACGGCGTGAGTAAGTCACAACTGGATATGGTGGCCAAGAACCCTGCCCTTCTGAAATGGGTAAAGGCTGCTCCGGAAGATGAAGAGAAGAAATCCGCACTGGACATGGGTACTGCTCTGCACTGCCTGCTGCTGGAGCCGAAGGAATTCGACAAGCGTTTCATCGTGGCGCCACAGTTCAACCGCCGCACCAATCAGGGTAAAGCCGATGAAGAAGCATTCCTGAAAGATGTTGCCGGTATGGATATGACGGTGATGGATGCCGAACAGGGCCGGAAACTGAAACTGATGCGCGACAGCGCAATGGCCCACCCGGCGGCGCGCTGGATGCTGGAAGCACCAGGCCACTGTGAAGCATCGATGTACTGGAATGACGAAGAGACTGCCGAACTGTGCCGGATCCGTCCGGATAAGTGGCTGAATGAGCACAACGTGATCGTCGACGTGAAAAAGGTTGCAGACATGGATCGCTTTGCACGTCACATCGAGGAATTCCGCTACCACGTGCAGGACGCCATGTACAGAGAAGGCGCATTGAAAGTAACCGGGCAGCCACACGGATTCTTCTTCCTGGCTGTGAGCGAAACCATAGACTGCGGTCGATACCCGGTCCGCGTCTTCGAGCTGGATGCGCCGGATGTAGACGCCGGGCATCAGTTATTCCGCCGGGATCTGAACACCTATCACGAATGCCGCATCAGCGATGAATGGGGCGGCGTGGAAATTATTAAACGCCCTGAATGGGCACGCAAACAGGATATGTACGTATGAGCAACGATATCGCAATCACATCACAGCCAGGCGCTACCGTCGGCACCGCTGCGGCAATCTTCAGTCCTGAGGGTATGGACCGCCTGGTGCGTTTCGCAACCCTGATGGCAGACAGTAAAGCAACAGTTCCGCAGCACCTTGCTGGTAAGCCTGCCGACTGTCTGGCGGTAACAATGCAGGCGGCGCAGTGGGGAATGAACCCGTTCGCTGTTGCGCAGAAGACACACGTTGTAAACGGCACTCTTGGCTATGAAGCGCAGCTTGTTAACGCCGTCGTTTCATCTTCAAACCTGCTTTCAACCCGCCTGAATTACCGCTGGGATGGCGACTGGTCAAAGGTGAATGGCAAGAGCGACAAATCCCCATCACTGACCGTAACAGTGTCGGCAGTGCTGAAAGGCGAGGCAGAACCGCGTGAACTTACCATCAGCATGGCTCAGGCAGGTGTCCGTAACTCTCCGCTGTGGGAACAGGATCCACGCCAGCAGCTTGCTTATCTGTGCGTTAAGCGCTGGGCGCGCCTGCATGCCCCTGATGTTCTTCTTGGTGTCTATACACCCGACGAACTGCAGGAGACAACACCTCGTGTTGAGCGCGACATCACGCCACCTGCGGCAACGGCTCGGGGCATGAACAGCCTGATCAACTCAAAGCCTGAGCAGAAGCAGGAAGATCGTCAGCAGCATAAAGATGATCGCGGTCCTGAAGAGATTCTGCACGCATTTTCCGGCGCGGCGATGAACTACAACACTCAGGCCGACCTGGACAAGGCGTACAAATACGTTGCTCAGAAACTGGCAGGTGATGATGACCTGCTGGCAAAAGCAACCGACGTTTACACCATCCGTTGTGACGAACTGAACGAAGTACCGATGTAACCACCACTGCGGCGCCACGCGCGCCGCAAATGCAAGAGAGGTAATGATGAAAAGAGCATTTGGCAAAAAGGAACTGATGGCAGTGGTGCCGGTATCTATGAGCACCATTGACCGCATGGAGCGCAATGGCGAGTTCCCGCAGCGTTTCTGGATCACTGATAAGCGTTGTGCATGGAACGCTGAAGAGGTTGAGAACTGGCTTGATGAACGTCAGGCCACCAGCCCGGCAGAGTTCACCGGAAAAAAGCCGCCGGTTGATCAGCGCGTTTACCGCCCAGTAAGTAACGCCGCATGACAGCGCTGATCAGGCACTGGGGAAAATGGTCAGGATGGTACTTATTCCTGACCGCCGTTTCCGCCTGGCTGTATCTGCTGGCGGTTATTTTCAGAGAAGGCTGGATCCGATGAGCAAATTAACCCGTCTTGAAAAGTATCACCTGAACTATGTGTCCCAGCGTCAGGCGTCAAAAGTAGTCGCCGTAACTCCGGCAGCAATGGAGGTAGAAAAGCGCGCTGTTGAACGTGAATCGAAAGGCCAGTTCCGCATTGCAGCCAGACTCTGGTTGCTGTGCATGGATGCAGCAGTAGGTGAAGTTGAACGCGCCAGAATAGCGATACGCCGCGATCAGTGCATATCGAAAGGTAACGGCCTGCGCCGTGGTGAATACGCAGGGATCGGATGTCGCGGGGTGGTGTATGACTAATCCTCACGACAATATCCGCGTCGGTAGCATCACGCTGGTTTATTCATCTCTTCGTTGCGGATGGATTGTGCCAGGCAGAAAGGTTATCAAAAACCCATTAAAGGCTCAGCGCATTGCTGAGCTGATGAATAATAAGAAGGTGGCAGCATGACTTATCAACTTCACGTCGGGCGATGCGAGGACGTTCTGAAAGCGCTACCTGATAATTCCGTTGACGCCATCGTGACGGATCCGCCATATGGTCTGAGTTTCATGAACCACAAATGGGATTACGACGTACCGACTGTAGAGCAGTGGCAGGAATGCCTGCGCGTTCTCAAGCCTGGCGGACACCTGCTGGCTTTCGGTGGTTCCCGTACCTATCACCGCCTTGTGGTTAACGCAGAGGATGCCGGTTTCGAAATCCGGGACCAAATCCTATGGATTTACGGCAGCGGATTTCCCAAGTCACATAATCTTGATGGTGATTTTGATGGATGGGGTACCGCGTTAAAACCAGCCCATGAGCCGATCGTCATGGCTCGCAAACCTTTCAAGAAGACGGTATCAGCCAACATGGCCGAGCATGGTACCGGCGCAATAAATATCGACTCCTGCCGGATAACAACTGATGAGTCGCTTAGCGGTGGCGCTGGAGTCCTGCTTTCACATCAGCGTGACGGCACCGACCCAGTTAGTGGTTACGAACAGGCACCAGAGGGACGCTGGCCAGCAAATATTATTCACGATGGAAGTGACGTTGTCGTGTCCGCGTTTCCAGATGCGAAAGGCCAGCAAGGAGATTTAAAAGAGACTGGGAGAGCGAGGATTTCGCAAGGTAGGTATGGAGATATGGCTCCTCCAAAAGCGCATGTCGCTAGAGTGGAAAGCGACAAAAGTGCGGCTAGGTTCTTTTACTGCGCCAAGGTAACGAAGAAAGAAAGGGATGAAGGGCTAGAGAGATTCATATCAATATCAGCCAGTGAGATGACTGGAGGTCGCAAAGAGGGAAGCGTCGGAATTAACGACCCGCGCGCCGGTGCCGGGCGTACCAATGGCGCGAAGAACAATCACCCAACTGTTAAGCCGATCGCCCTGATGAGCTACCTATGCAGGTTGATTACCCCACCTGGCGGTACCGTGCTGGATCCGTGGATGGGTAGCGGGAGCACTGGTCGGGCAGCTATCGAAGAAGGTTTCAGCTTCATAGGTATCGACATGAATCCTGACTACGTGACAATCGCATCGGCGCGAATAGCTCACTCCTTCAAAAAGACGACGGAGGCAGCATGAGCATGTTCAATGAGGCGGAGTTAATCCGCCAGTTAGAAGAACAGCGCGCTGTGATTGTGCAGAAAAGCGCGCAAGTTAACTGGCTGCAAACGGAAAATAGTGTCTTGCACAAGAAATGCGAAGAACTGCAAATGACAGTTGAGCTACAGCGAGAATTTATAAAATCCAGAAATTAA